AGGTCGAGGCTCAGGTCGGGGATCAGGTTGGGGCGATTTCGATTACAGATTGGAATCGCTTGATCTTAGATGGATGGGCTTATTATTTGGGTGGGCAGTTTTGGGTGGGCTGGGGCTGGTACTGGAGAGGGTCTCCAGCGTATGTGAGCTTTTTTCAAGACATTTGCGCCCTCTCGATTGAGCGAGGGATGAGCGCTAGGGCGCGCGCCTACCAAGTTACGGCAGAAAGCGCCTGCTGGTGGTGGCCTCATCGAGATTTTATCATTGTCTGTGAGCGCCCCGCCGTTATCGCCCGAGACTCGCAGGGCCGTCTCCACTGCGACGGAGGCCCGGCCATCCAGTTTCGCGACGGGTGGGCACTGCATTATCTCCATGGAGTCCGCGTGCCTGTGGAGGTGGCGGAGACACCAGCGGGCAAGCTCGATGCCAAGCTGGTCTTGCGCGAACAGAACGCCGAAGTTCGCCGCGAGATTGTTCGAAAAATCGGTATCGAGCGGCTTGTACAGGATCTTGGCGCAAAGTGCATCGATGCTCAAGGCACCTACGAGCTGCTCTTGCTCAATATGGGCGACGGCAGAAAACGCCCATATCTCAAGATGATCAACCCTTCAATCGGAGTCCATCATATCGAGGGCGTCCATCCAGGTTGTTTGACGGTGCAATCGGCGCTCAATTGGCGCAACGGCCTGGACGAAGGCCAAGTCGATGACAATAGCGGAGCGGATTGGTATCAACAGGGCGATGTGCTCTTATTTCCACGCGGGAAAAAGAAGTTTAAATCGGCCCCAAATGTTTTGACATAAGGAGAGAGCCGTGAATAAGCCAAAGAAGAGACTTGACGGGATCCTTCAGCATGGGGAGGCCACTGGCCATTACCACAGGGCAACGGGCGAAGGCGTCGAGGTGATGGAGCGGGACGAAGAAGTCTGGATGCTCGCTCCCAACGGCGCGATCGTGACGCACCAAGAGCACAATTCGATCAGCCTTCCGGCGGATGCGAAAGGATATGATCGGAAGATCGTCCGAGAATACGACCATTTTTTTGAGGAGAGTAGAGAGGTCGTAGATTAGTTGACGAGAGTAGCGCGTCAAACCAATTGGCGCGCTGCCTCCGGATCGAGGCGGAGCAATACCGCAAGATCGACCGCCTGATCGACCTCACCGCCGAGCGCGGGAGCGCCGCCTCCACATAGCCGCAGCCAGGCGCACAGAGACCCCCTCGGCTCCAACGCCTCATCACTTGCTCAGCCGCCGTGAGCGCATCGCCAGCAATTACGCTCGACATGTCTGCGCGGGACTAGGGCAGCTTCCGCAAGAGCTGAAACGAGTAAATCAATCACACATCAATCAAATCCGGAATAAACCATGACTGATGAGCAATCGAAAATGATGGAAGTGCTCGACGATATTCGAAATGATATTTTGGCCGGAGTTGTTTCAACGCTGGCAATAGTGTCCATACAGCCCGAGACTGGGGAAGCATGCACTAAGACGGCGTATATTTATGATAACCGAACGAATATGATTCATTTAATTGGGGCGCTTGAGCTTCTGAAGGTGAAGGCGACGAATCGAGTATTAACAGTCGTATTCGCCAGCGATCAACCGGGCTTTGAATCAGGAGATGATGAGGAATGAGGCAATCAAGTGAGCCCACCCCCGACGCCTACGCCCGCGACCTGGCCGCCGATCTGGAGTTCTTGAATCCGCTCGGCGCCCCTATAGATGCGGAAGCCCTCGATCTCGTTCTGCGCTACGCCAGCAAAAACTACGGTGCATGGGCCGAAACGGAGGGCATGCGCAGCAACAGGAAGTTTTTGCCAGACTATGGCGACGGCCAGGCGATTGCACTTGCCTGCGAGCACGCGGATTCCTGGCTCCGCCGCGCCATGGCTGCGGAGGATGCGATCTTGGAGATGGATGCTGCAATAGACAACCTGGAAACGTGGTCGATGGTCGATGCAATTGACAACCTGCAAGCCCTCGCGGCCCGCATCCGGGCAGGGCGGGAGAAGGGGGCGGAGCATGAAAAATAAATACTGGATCGCCTTTTGTTTTGGAGTCGCAGCCGAATGGCTTGCGCTCTATGACCTCTGGGGATACTGCCTGTTCTTGTCGTTCGTGGGCGGTATATTGGCGGGCAAGTAGAGAGAGGAAGAGGATTGACGTTTTGACTTTTGCGTGCGGGCATGTATCTTTGATTGGAATCCCAAACTGGATGGATACACATGAGCGAGCAGATGATTGAAATCAAGGTGGCCGTCAGGGCCTCAGACTTGGCGCGAATCCTCGCACCGGGTCCGGTTATCACTGATGCCATTCGAGCCCCGGAGCCAATTCGACCGCCCGAGTCGAAGGAGCAGGAACCGAACTCTTCGGCCCATCTCAAATCAGTTCCCGTGACTTTGCGCGACGGTCGTCAAACCATTGTCGAGCAAATCGAGAGCAAACGAACGAATCGCGGGCTCTCCTTCTCCTGCAAGGTAGACGGCAAGAAGGTCACGCTGAGGAAGACGAAGAGCGGGAAGTTCGAGCAGCGCGCGGAGTCCATTCGAGACTTCTCCAAGGCTGTGCTGACGGACGAGGGCAAGCGAATCCTGGGCGTTGTGCATGAGGCGGAGGCGACGACCTTCAAGGGCCTGATGGGCAGAGCGAACCTGACGCAAGGCCAACTCCTCGGCCAGTACAGGACGCTCGAAGGGCTGGGGCTGCTGGAGAAGGATGACGGAGGGATGATTCAGTTGACTCCCCACGGCATCAACACGGTAGAAGGCACGCGGCCGAGCTTCGGAGTGATCCCGATTTCGGCCGATGTGCAGCCGAAAAAGGAAGAAGGTCTCGAGGTCGGTTCCGTGGAGCTTCCTGTGGAGCAGAACGATGCGGGGCAGTATATTCCCGTTGCCGCTCCCTCATCCGAGGCTCTGCCCGCCGAGAATTCCAAGCGGGTCCGAGTCCGAGACTATGCCAAGGAGCGGGAGCGCAAGAAGATTCGGGAGGCCATGAAGGCGGACGCCACCGGAGACGCCGCAGAGCCCAAGGCGAGCTAGGGAGATGAGCAATCCCATCAAGGATTGGCTCGCCTCCCGAGCGCCCCTGGATGCCACGGGCAAGAGTCCGGAGCTGTTTCAGGAGTTCCGGGCTTGGTGCTCCGAGCAAGGCGTTCCCGAGGCGTTGAGGCCATGCCAAGCGGCCTTTGGCGTGGCCCTCTACAAGGCCGGGGTAGTGCGCACGCCTCAGCCCAGGATCTATGATGATCGAAGGAGGAAGGCGGGATGAGAGCCAAGAAGAAGCCAGATGAACCGAAGGCGGGGCAGCCAGAACAGCCAGCGCTCCGCCTTGAGTATTGGGATCCCTCGCAGCTCAATGAGCACCCATCAAACTGGAAGAGGCATCCGGAAAGCCAGACGAAGCCACTTCGGGAGCTGATCGATGGCGTAGGCTGGGCAGGGGCGGCTCTTGTGAACGAGCGCACTGGCAAGATGCTCGATGGGCACGCTCGCAAGAAGATCACCAGGCCCGGTGAGAAGATGCCCGTTCTCATCGGAAGCTGGACCGAGGAGCAGGAGAAGCTGATCCTGGCGACGCTCGATCCCATCGGATCGCTGGCGCAGAAAGACAGCGCCGCACTGGTGAATCTCATGGAGTCAATGGATGTGGAGTCCGAATCCCTAGATCGGGTGCTTGATGAACTGAGGGCTGGCGCTAAACTTGAAGTGACTATCCTCGGCCACTTGAGTGCCGCACCGCCGGAGGCTTCCGCGAGCCATCGAAGCATGGGCGACAAGAAAAAACAGATCAAGGCTGTTCTTTACGTTGATGAGCTCGGACCGTTCGAGCGAGCCATTGCTGCCACCGGAAAAAGGAATCGGGGCGAAGCAATTCTGGAAGTGTGTAACTCGTATTTGGGCCGTACAAGTGCAGAAGGATAACCAGACTCTTCCATTCAAGATCGCAGACAGAAAGGCGCTATTGTCTTCGATGGACGAAGCACCAGTGGTAATGGAAACTCATGGTGGTGCTGGTGGTATATTTCTATCGTGCTATCGAGAAGTAGAGCAAGGCATCGCCTTCGAGAAGGATCCCGCAAAGGCAGCGGTTCTGGCCCAGCAAAGGCCAGCATGGGCAATTTACGAAGCGGATTGCGTCGCTTCTCTTGCCGGAGGAGCGGGGGGGCATTTGCTGGTCAACGTCCTGGACGTTGACCCTTATGGGGAGTGCTGGCCGGTGCTCGCGGCATTTTTCGGAAGCGAGAGGCCAAGAAGTGAGCGCCTTTACGTAGCGGTGAACGATGGTCTACGTCAGAAAATAAAGACTGGCGCGTGGGCTGTGAAGTCGATGTCTAGCATGGTCCGAAAATATGGAAACGCGCTTTGCGGGCTGTATTTGCAAGTCTGCGAGGAACTCTTGGCGCATCACGCCAAGATTGCTGGATACGAAATAAAGCGGTTTTACGGTTATTATTGTGGCGCATCGAAGGGTATGACTCACTTTGTGGCCCATCTTCAAATGGTCCGACCTTCCACGGGCTTGAATGTTTTACAGGCGAAGCCGACCCGTCGCGATCGAAAAGGGAATGCCCATAGAGCCTACCTGGACAGCCCGGTATGGGCCAAAAAGAAAGAGGAAAGACTTCTCCTTGCTCAATATAGATGCGACGATTGCGGGGCAGTGAATGGACTCCAAGTCCATCACGAAACATACGAGCGTTATCCAGGCCAGGAACTCATGGATGACCTAGCTGTGGTTTGCCCTGGATGTCATGCCAAGAGGCATGACGACGATCCAGGGCTCAAACCTCCCTACTCCCCGGAGTATTTATGAGCCGGAGCAAGCGCTGGCGCGTGGTGCTCACGTGGGAACTGTCGCCAGACCCAGAACGAGCCGTCTTCGTGTCGGAGCCCTGTACCAATCTCGGTTTTCCACGCTGCGCTCTGTTTAAAAAAGAACGCGGTCCCCACACTGAGGCATTGATCCCGAATCTCGCGCGCCCAAGAGTGCGGCATTGGGCGGAAACCAGGGCCACTCTCTCCCCCAACAATCACCCAGTCAATGCGATCAAGGTTGAATTGTCCGAGCGGCGCGATCAAGGGCTCGCAGGACAAGAACAGCGTCTTTGCCCCTGTCTGCCGAAGGAGATCAATCCTCTTCAGCGCCCTCATGTCTTCCACCGAAACTCCAAGCTGAATGTTTGGAGTCCACGGACCAGGCCATCTGATGAAACGCTCTGGCCGCTTGGTCAGCACCTGGAACGTGTGCTGGGGCAGGTCGTTCATAACCCTGAAAATCTGAGCCAGGTATTCATTCGGGATACTTTCGTGACCCAGATCGCTCATGGAGTTAACGAATATCTTCGAGGGCTCCTTAAGCTTGTATGGCTCGTTCAACTTGTGCGGCTTCAAAAGGACGTTCTCTTCCTTGTTTGGCGCTGTCCAGGGTTTCTTTGTCCAGCCATACTTGAGGGACAGCGTAGCCGCATAGCAATTGCGGCATCCCTCAGAAATCTTGTGGCAACCATGGGTCGGGTTCCACGTTACCTTGGTCCAGGAAATGACGGTATCATTCATCTCGCATCCTCCAATTTATGGGTGGAGTCGGCTTCAATTCGCTCCATCCATGAATTGAATATAGCATGCGAGACGGAAAAAACCAACAACATCAGCAATTTACGCCGCAGGACGCGTTGTAGATATGCGCCATACTGGCCTTGAACCATGGCAATGAAAGCCGGCCATGCTGGACATGCGAAGCGCGCCAATAGGCGGGCTCTGGTAGCTGCTGCATTACTCAAGGGCTACTCCAACCGGGCGATCGCCGAAATGCTCAAGGCGGCGCGCAACACAATTAATTCGGATGTGGAAATCATCTTGCAGGGCTGGGCCGATGATCAGAAGCCGGAAGCACGGCACAGGTGGCGCGCGTTGGAGCTGGAGAAACTTTCGAAGATGGAAGTTGCCAACCTCTCTGCTGCCGAGAATGGCAACCAGGGAGCGATAGATCGGGCGCTCCGCATCATGGAACGCCGCGCCAAGATCCTCGGGCTGGATGCGCCAGCCAAGCAAGAAGTGGATCTGAAGAACATCGACAGACTGATCGAGGCAGAACTTGAACGCATCACCGGTAGAAAAATTGGCGATTTTGGCCCGGCTTCGCCAGATGCCCTCGGCTCCACCGAGGAATCCGGGGCCGGCGACGAAGTCGAGGACGGCGATTCCCCGAACTGACGACGAGCTCTGGGAGACTGTCCGCCGGGTGACGGGCTTGAGCATCCCGAGAGTGAAGATGTGCTCCCACCACTGCGCGCCCTTCACCGCCTTTGCCGATGCGTTCTTCGCGCGCTCGCCGTTCTGCGTGTGGAAAGCCTCGCGCGGCTTTGGCGGAAAGAGTATGATGCTGGCGGCGCTGTCGGCGGTAGAGGCCGCGGTGCTTGGCTCTGGCGTCTCCCTGCTTGGAGGCTCTGGCCAGCAGTCGCAGCGCATCCACGAGATCATGGGCGGCTTCTGGGAGCGCAGCGGCGCGGATCGGTCGATGTTCGACGGGGAGCCCACGCTCCATCGGACGCGCTTTCGAGGCGGCGGCCTGGTCAACACTCTCATGGCCTCGCAGCGCTCCATCCGAGGAGGACACTTTCCGCGACTTCGACTTGACGAGGTCGATGAAATGGCGCTCCCCATCTTCAAGGGAGCGCTCGGGCAGCCCATGACGCAGAAGGGGATCCCTGCCCAGATCGTGGCGTCCTCGACGCACCAATACCCGGATGGCACGATGAGCTACGTCCTTCGGTGGGCGGAGGAGCAGGGATTTCCCGTCTGGTCCTGGTGCTGGAAGGAGTCATCCGCGCCCGGCGGCTGGCTCTCGATGGCGGAGGTCGAGACGAAGCGCAGGACGATCCCTGCGATGATGTGGGCGACGGAATACGACCTCCAGGAGCCCTCGGTGGAAGGCCGCGCCTTCGACACGGCCGCAGTCGAGGAGTGTTTTGCTGGTCCCCTGCTTGCGGAATCTCCAGATACCGGCATCGAGTTCGAGCAGCCAGCATCTGGTGTGCGCTACTTCAGCGGAGCAGACTGGGGAAAGAAGCAAGATCGCTCTGTGTTCGTCTCGCTCAAGCCAGAGAAGCGCGATGGAGCCGAGATAAAGCGCCTCGTCGCATACCGGAGAGTCAGCGGGAAGCCCTGGCCGGCCTTGATCGCAGCCTTCGACGCACAGCGCAAGAGGTTTCCAGGAAAGGCGTGCCACGATGCCACCGGGCTCGGTGGCGTGATCGAGGACTACCATGAGGGAGGGAACCTTGAGGCCGTTTACATGACGGGCCGCGCTCGACTCGAGCTTTTAAGTGATTATATTTTGGCAGTCGAGCACCGCCTTGTTTTATATCCAAGGATCCCGAGCCTTTACAACGCCCACAAGTATTGCACGCAGCAAGACCTCTTTGGCGGCGGCCATCCGCCCGATGAAATTGTTGGCTGCGCGATGGCCTGGAAAGCCTCCAGAGGCCCAGCCCCGATCAACTTCGGAGCGTTCTCCGGCATCTCATTGGGCAAGGCCGGAATCGGTGCTACCATGCCGAACAGCCGTAGATAGGAGCCAAGCCATGCCAGCGCAGCCCAGCTTTATAAGCCGCCTCGTTTCAGGGATCCCGAAGCTGAACCTTTTTCGGAGCCGGCCGCAGCCTGCGCCGCCCGCCGCTCCTCCTGCACCAGCCCCGACCGATGCCAGCCAGCATAACGACTTCCTCTCCATCGGAGCCGATGGCAAGCCAAAGATCAACGCAACACAAGAGTATCTTCATCGCCTGGCAAACGTGCTGACGAGTGGCCGGAAACAATTCATCCCGTTCAAATACTCTCCGCAAGTATTCGATGCCAGGGAAGATCAGCTTCTCTATCTCAAGAAATACGAAATCATCGACCAGATGTATCGGGATCCAGTCATTCGAAGGTCGATCAATGATAAAGTAACGTCCGTGTTTCAGGGTCACTCAACTCAACCGAATGATGCAAAAGACCCGCTCTCTTGCCTCGCGGCCGATTTGTGTATCAGACAGACGAAAGATATGGAAGGCGGTTTCTTTCGCTCCCTGAAGCGACAAGCCAAGACCTTCGTTCTGTATGGATTTGCTGTCCAGGAGCCGGAGTGGTGCAGATACGAGCGCGGGAAATGGGCTGGCATGGAGCGGCTATCAAAGTTCAATTTCCGTCTTCCCCATTTTCTAGAGCCCACCGACTCGAAGGATGAGCCGGGTGAAATCGAGATTCTCCAGAAGAATCCAGACAATCCATCGAAGCCAAATAAAATAATGGCGCGCGATGCTTTGTATTGGGTATGGCAGGGGGAACTTGACCCATATAAAGGTGAAGGCGATCCTCGCGCTTGCTATGATCGCTGGTGGGCGAAGGATACCATTATAAAGCTGATGGCGGTTCACATGGAGGCTTTCGCCTCTGGAAAGCCAATGGTTGGCTTTGATATCAAAGAGGGCCAGGAGATCACCAAGGAGCAAATCGAGCACGCGGAAAAGATTGTCTCGAAGTGGAACGAAATCCTAGCATTTATGCTCCTCCCTGGACTCAAGGTTGATGTGGCTCAATCGACTCAATCGAGCGGGGATCATTATATTGCGGTGAT